TGTATGTCTTCTTCTAATAAACACTTACAAAAACTATCTGACTTAATCGCTTCTCTGAGTGGTGGGACCAACCATTCTTCGAAGCGATTAAGTCAGATAGTTTTTGTACGTGTTTATTAGAAGAAGACATACAGCTTTACGATTACGAATCTCATCCGAGTATTAAAGCTCCTCTTTCTAATTGAGTATCATGATCAAAATATTCAATCTCGTATTAGGAGTGGCAACTGCAGCAATCATACCATTGGGCATGTTGTGGCTCGCAATAAAGTACAGTAACAAAATAGACAAAGATGGAAAATAACCGTAGATCGTTTTTTAAAGGACTCGCAGCATTCGCAAGCGGAGTAGTAGCAGCTAAAGCAGCCACTTATATCCCAAAGAAAGAAGAACCAAAAGAAGAGGTATTAGTACCTAGTGCTCTTACAATCCACCATGACGGTAAAGATTATCACCCACTAGTAGTAGAGAAGACAGATAAAGAAGGTGGTGATTCTCTTTTTAGTGTATCTTCGTATAAAAATACAATCAGAAAAGCAAACATTTAACGTATGATATCAAAAGAGATGCAAGAGATCTTAGACAAAGTAGAGAATCAATTAGCTTTGATAAAAAATCAAGATTTGTTATACGATACTCTTAAATATTTATCAAATAGTATACCTAATGATATGGAATTAGGAAAAGCAGTTAGATTATTATTCACTTCAAACATAAAATAAAATGGCAGAATTTTCTAAACAGTATTGTGATGTATGGGATCGTGGATTTCCTTATGACTTTGATGTATTTGAGATTGCTAAAGATCTAATTAAAGGTAACTATTATCCAATTATCTGTGAAGGATTTGGGTTCGTAGCGATCGCTAAAGATAAAAACGAACAGATATTAGTAGCGTTTCAAGATGACGAAGAAGACAGAATAATTTGGCAAGACTTTGATAACTTCATGAGTTCTCAGTATAAATTATTGGAAGAGCAAATAAAAATGGATCAAGAGAATAAGGTATTTTAAAGATATTTATAAGAAATAAATCATGTAATGGGAAGAGTTAATCTAGAGCACTTGACTATAGAAGAAAAAGAGAAGCTCAAAGAATACGTAGATAGTTTAAAAGAGATCAAGAAGGAGATAAACAAGATGCTGAGCAAGGGATCTAAAAAGGTTGACGAGATAGGAGGAAATCAATCAACAGGAAAAATATTAAACATTAGATAAAATGGATAAAAAATCTTGGCTACTTTCAAAGATCGCTGATAAAACAGACAAAATAATGGAAGTAGCCAAGAGTTTCTCCGAGAGACGAGCCAGTTACGGCGAAAAGATTACCGCTCTAAAAGAAAGACTGTTAGAGAACTACAAATTCTGGGCATCCAAATCCACAGACGGATCTAAAGCAAGACTTTCAGATATAGAAAGAGACACCAATTTTATAAAGTCTATTCAACACAGACCTACGAAGCTTACCGATATAGAGAAAGAAAGAGTTGATCTAATGATGAAGAAACACTCGGTCTCTATATACTAACCAAAGTTATGAATTTATTTTACGCTATCGTTTACGGGTTAATATCCCAAATACTTAGTTTTGTCTGTGCTCAAGGATCTTACAAGATACCGATACTGAAAAACAATATGTGGTTAATGGTATTGATGGGAGCACCAATATCTTTTCTCGTTATAAAGAGTGTACATTATTTCGCAGCAGCATTTCATGGTGAAATGTGGCCCGGTAGAATTATGGGATTTACGGTGGGTATATTCGTTTTCTCTGTAATGGGATGGTTGATGTTCGGTGAAAAGATAAGTTCTAAAACTGCAGTGTGTTTAGCTTTGTGTTTCGTTATTATCGCGATTCAAATACTTTGGAAGACACCAAGAATATAAGTATCACATATTAAAACAAATCGTTTATATTTACCTAAACAACAAAAGTTATGCACGATCAACACATTTACTACATTATTTACTACTTCATTGGTCTTTCTTATTGGGCGATAAACATATTCTTTAGAAAGCTACACTTAAAAAACGATTCAGGAGACGGATGGTTCTTAGCTCCATTGTGGGTTATATTTTGGCCCATGTTTTTCTTTATGTTAATATGGCTTAAGATTCTAAATATCAAAAACAAAAAAGCGTAATAAAATGAAAATTACCTGCATCAGTGATACTCATGGTCTACACAATCATATGACTAACTATCATAAGTTAGAAAGTGGTGATGTGCTATTACACGCAGGAGATTTCTCTAATATAGGAAAGAAGTCAGAGATCTTAGACTTTATTGCGTGGTTACACAGACAACTTAAGCAGTTTAACCATATTATCTTTATCGCTGGCAACCACGATAGAAGCATGGATCCTATGTTCGTAGAGACTAAGTCTTCAGTTGGACATATTAAGATTAATCATGACTATGAGATGCAAAAACCAGAGTGGCTGATAGAAGCTATAGCCAGTATGGATAAAAGAATACATTACTTAGAAAATTCTGGAGTTAGCATTAACGGTATCAATTTTTGGGGATCTCCTATAACTCCCAACTTTTACGAACAGTATTGGGCTTTCAATAGAAGTAGAGGAGAAAAGATCGCTAAGTATTGGGACATGATACCAAAAGACACTAACGTTCTTATCACTCACGGACCCGCTATGGGAATAGGAGACTACATAAAGGATCAAATGGTAAATGTAGGATGCGAAGAATTAGAGACTAAAGTAAGATACGAACTTCCTGAATTAAAGCTACACGTATTCGGACACATCCATGACGCATACTGTAAGAAAACAGAAGGTAATACAACGTACGTTAATGCTTCAATTTGCACAGAGCAATACGTACCCAAGAACGCCCCAATAGTCCTGGAGCTATGACATGACCCCATGCAAGTGCGCCTATAGTTAAGTAACCCGTTGATTATCAACCATTTGTACGCAACTGTTTGGTTTTCAATGGGTTGTCTTTTTTCAGCCTTTTTGCGCTTTTATTAGAGATTATTCAGCCTGGGGATTCAGGATTAGATGATCTAAAAACTTTAAAAAATAGTTAGAAAAAAGTTCTCCAGTTGGGGAAATTGGGGTAATTTTACCCTGTTACCAAATCAACAGAGCATGAATATCAAAATCTTCGTTTACGACTACCTGACCCACGAGACAATTATTGACAACACAATCGAAGTTAATGGCGACTATGAGATCGCTGAGGCCAATCACAAGGCATTTAGGGAATTATATCCCAATTGTCAAGTAAACTTCGTGATTGACTCTGAAAACTTCTTGATGAGTCCGCCACTCAATCAAGAGAAAGACGAGCGAGCTTATGACCAAGGTCGTATGTCTTGGGAGGATTATATGGATAAGTGGTATAGCGGTGCTTTGGAAAGCGATGACGATATGAGAGAATTGCGAGACATTTCTATCGATCAGGATATCGCTACACTCGAGAGATACGACGCTGAAGATTGGGCATCACGTGACTCAGTATGTCACTAAGCTCTCTTCGCTCGATTCTGAATTACGTAATTTAAAATAAAAGTTATGCAAGAGACAATCACAAATCAAGTCATTAAGCAAGGAGTATCAATGCAGTTGAATAATGATTCTAATAATTGTACCGTATTAGCTTTAGCAGCCACAACAGGTTCATCTTATGACGAAGCTTATGTGCACGCTGAAAGATATTGGTTGAGAAAGAAGAAAAAAGGCGTACGCACAAATACTTTGGATGCTTACTTTACTAAAACTCTTGGTGTACCAAAAATGGGCACCAAAAAAGTGTATCACATCAAGCATAGCAACAAAGAAGTAGTCTGCAAAATGACTGTCGGCACATTTGCCAAAGAGTATCCAATAGGAAACTACTACGTGGTGGTATCAGGACATGCCTTAGCTATCATCGATGGTAAGATCTTAGATCACGCGAGTCTTCTTCAAAAACCTAAACGCATCGTAAAACATGCGTGGAAAATAAAATAAAAGATATGCAAGCTATCGAATGTCCAGTCATTATATACCCTCACTTCCCAAAAGAACTTCAGACAATATTCTTAAACTAAAATAAAAGTTATATGATAAAATGTACACTCACCCTCACAGATTGGTTCACTAAAAAAGTATCAAAGAAAGTTATTATGCCTAAAGATCCATGTGTGGCAGCAGAGATCCACGCAGAGAATAATCCAAATTGTAGTGTATTAGTGGAGTGGATAGACGAAGATGGACCAAAAGAAGCAGTAAGAGTACCTTACAACATTATGCTCGATCAGCTTCTTGTTGACGAAGGAGAAATGAGCATCAATCGCTTCACTACAAAATGGTATGGTAAAGTAAGCAAAGCTAAACTCAAAGCTATCGAGAAAGAATTGGCTAAAGAATTCGTAGAAGAAGAGGAAGAGCAAGAAGATCCTGAGATGATCATCATCGTAGACTAATAAGTGCTAATAACCTTTAATAACTCATAATAATAACTAATAGAAATGAAAAAAGTAACAGTAAAAAAACAAATCGTAGACTTCATGATTGCAAATGGTAATGACTTTAGGTACACTGATGTAGTCAAGGCATTGCTTAGAATTTGTAAAGGAAAGAATTACGTCTATAAACGTGAATATGATCGAGGGTTTTATGCAACTAATTTGTCTATCAGTTCTCGTAATGGATATTTGGTAAATGGTGGTGGAGATTGTGGATTGTATAAGAACGAACACGGGAGGTGGAGCGCAAAATACTACACTAAAGCCGATAAGATTAATTACATTCTAGAGCGTCAAATCAATACGCTGTCAGCCATAGTATCGAAAGAAAGGTCCATGTATGACAATAATATGAATAAGATATCAGATTTGCCAGTAAGTCAATATAGGAGTGACATGTTTAATTACTACTACAATCAATATAGATCCATCGTAGATTCAAGCAAAATGGAAGCTCAAAATAAGATAACCAAAGCAATACTTAAGGTCATTTAATGGGCTGGCCAGTGAGCTCCCAGTGAGCTCGGGCAATTCATTGGTAACCAACCAGTTAGAAACAGGCTGAAAATCAGCTACTTGGGAAGCCCCCGGACTGAAAAATCTTCAGCCCGGGGACCCAGGATTAGATAAACTAAAAACTTCTAAAAATAGTTCAAAAAAGCTTTATACTGTCGCCAGAAAGGGGTAATTTAGCCCTGTTACCAAATCAAAAGAGCATGAATCAAAAGAATCTTAGTTACGGCCAGTTGTACTACGCAAAGTTAAAAGCAAAAGAATTCGGCATCACAGTCGATCAGTATCTCGCATCCAAAGGTACAAAACGTGGATCTAAAGTAGAAGCTAACGAAGCCACAATCTCTAAGCCCGAACACATCGACCTGTCAAAAGTCGGTAAGCTTAGGAACCTCGACATCACTGAGGGTATGCTTAAGCGTAATGCAACTGGCCAGCCGATCGATCAGCTTTTTTCTTACGAAGGCGGAGTACCAGTTGGCACCAACATTATGTGTACAGGCGATCCAGGAGTAGGTAAGACTACGGTATTGCTTCACACGCTTGCCAATCTTCAAGTCAATAATCGTAAGCTTAAGTGTCTCTTTGTGTGTGCAGAGATGAACAAGATTCAAATGTACAAGTACACACAGCGTTTCCCGATCTTTGGCGAAGTTGACACAGTGTTTGCTTCTGACTTTATGGATACCAATTTCAAGTCAGTGATGGAGCAGCTTATGAAGCGTGGCTACGACTACATTCTTATGGACAGCATCGTAGAAGTATTGGAAACTGTACGCGATGATAATGGTTGGGGCCAAATGCAAGCAGAAAAATGGCTGATCGATCTTTGCGTAAAGAATAACGAAGGACACAATGATCGCACCGCATTCACCACAATGCTCTTGATCCAACAAGTTACCAAAGCAGGCGTATTCGTTGGATCTAACAAGATGAAGCACATCACTGATGCTCACATGGAAATGCGTAGGCAAAAAGAACGTGACGGTGGCGGTACCTACATCGAGTTCAGCAAGAATCGTAACGGTCAAGCTGGTATCAGATTCGGTTACCAACTGTCTAACGATAGGATCGACTACGGTACCATCACTCAGATCGAAGAAGGTGAGTTTGAATTAGAGAACGAAGTAACAATCGGCTAATCATTATCAAAAAACTAAAATCAAAGTTATGACAAATTTAGAAAAGAAAATGCTAGCTTCAGAGATCGTAGGAGACGGACAGTTGCCAAATAAGTTCTTCGTAACCACTGGACCATGGGTAACCGTAGTCGACGAGTATGGAGATCGTGAGTCAGAGCTTCTTGATGGATACACAGAAGCCGATACAGTTACCGAAGTCTTCGATACCTACGAAGATGCCGACAAGTACTTCAGTAGCATAGAGCTTGATATCTACGATGGTACTGCACAAATCCTATTAGAAGATCGACTCGCAGGCCTCATAAAAGAGGTGAGCTTAGAGAAGATCATTAAGGTTGACTATGTTCAAACTGGAAATAGCGACGCTAGACTATTTGGGTACGAAAAATAAAAGTTATGCAATACACAAAAATAGAATTAGAAAACTTAGAGACAATAGAACAGGCATGGGATGGAGATGAACTCAAGATCAAGGAAGATGACTATAAAGTATGGCTCACTCACCCTGAAAATAGAGAATACAATGGAGATTACACAATAGAAGTGTTAATACTTGGTAGCTGGGAACAATCAAATCATTCATTTTCATTTTTGCACTAAAAAATAAAAGTTATGTCAACAAGATCAAACATAGGAATTAGAAATACAGATGGAACTATAGAGTACATTTACTGTCATTTCGATGGCTATCCAGAGCATAATGGTGAGATCCTCACTCAGTATTATATCAATGTCAATCGAGTAAAAGAGTTACTAAAGTTGGGCGATTTGAGTGTGTTAGGTAAATTCATAGGTGAGAAACAAGACTTCGATAATCGAGCTAAAGATTCTTGTTTAGCTTATGGTAGAGATAGAGGAGAATCAGGAGTTAGTGCAAGTACTACCACTTTAGAAAATCTGTTGAGTAATACTACCATAGACTATGTATACGTTTTCGATGGAGACTATTGGGAGTGTTATAACACGAACACAAAAGAATCAATCAATCTATATAATCAAAAATAAAAAAACATGGCAAAAGAATTGCAAGAATCGATGTATCCAAGTTACAAGAAAGTGTTGGTAAAATCACCATCAAGAACACACATTCTTTCCCAAACTTATCTGAATCCTGACGAGTTTCCATTTAGAGTCTACACAGTGAATCACGCTAAAAAGACAGAGTATGTGTACGGTGTGTTCAGCACAGAAGCATACGCTAAAGTAGTGGTTAACAAGATCAATAGCGGAAAAGAGAAAGAAGTTGACGAGGTCTACGACAGCAACAGAACTCGACAGTACAAGCGACCTTATAACGACGCAAAATAAAATCGTATGATCGTAAAAGAACTAATAGAAAAACTACAAGAGCTGGATCCAAACCTTCCAGTTCTTGTAGACGGTTACGAGGGAGGATGTAACGATCTAAAAGAGCTGGTAGAAATAGAAGTCATAAGAGATGTTAATACTCAGTGGTATTATGGAGCTCACGAGAAAGTTAAGAGTCTTCACCAAACAGTATTACAAGAGTTTGCTAAAGATCAAAAGTTTCCTACACGCGGCGTCCTCATTGGTTAGATATTTATTCTAAAAAAAGAATCAAATGAAGTGGGATGATCCAAAAATTTCTGAGATACTTCGACTTGAGTATGAGGTAACAAGAGCGGTAATAGCTGGACATAAGTCTCAAGGAAATGATCAGTTTAGAGACCATAGAGAAAGACTAAAGATATTAAGAGTAGAGGCCAACATACCAACTCACGCACAACAACAGTTAGGACCACGAAATAATAAAGCTTAATGTCAAAAAGATCAATTACATTTATCTAAATTAATAGTTATGTCATCAACAAAGTTATACCGATTAGAAAAGCTAAGTTTTTTCTTTACAATGTTATTCTCATCAGTAGTAATAGTACTTGGTTTAATATCCGTGATAGGCAGAATTATAATGTTAACATTAAAATAAAAGTTATGACAAATTTAGGTTATGCATGCATCTGTCTCTCACTTCCCGGTAGGACTACCAATAGAACTATGCGCAAAAGTACGTTAGATCAAAAAGGTATAGCTTATCAATCAGAATTAGCATTGGCTAACGCATCAGATCTGATCCATATCTTAGAATGGAATAGGCAGAATGGTATATTCTTTTTTAGGATGAGCAGCGATATGATTCCTTGGGGTAATACCATCGATCTAGAGAAACTACCAGACTATAAGCGAATAGCAGAAGCGTTAAGAAAAGCTGGAGACTTTGCTAAGTTCCATAATATGCGACTTAGTATGCATCCTGGTCCATTCACCACTCTCAGTAGTCCAAGTAGAAACGTAGTAGAGAATGGTATCAAAGATCTAGAGCTACATGGTAAAGTTATGGATCTTATGGGTCTTTCAAGATCACATTACAACAAGATCAACATACACATGGGTGGCACTCACGGTGACAAAATAGCATGTTTACAAAGGTTCGCAGATAACTTTCAATCGCTAAGTGACTCTGTAAAGTCTAGGCTTACTGTAGAAAACGATGACAAAGAGTCATTATATACTGTTAAAGATCTGATATACCTATACGAAAATGCTGGTATTCCTATTGTGTTTGACTATCACCATCATAAATGTCAGAAAGATCCAATGTCAGAAGAAGACGCACTTAAGCTTGCAGCTTCTACATGGTCACAAGGTATTAAGCCAGTCGTACATTACCCAGAATCTAAAGCACTACACGAAAGCGATAGTAAGATCAAGCCTCAAGCACATTCAGATTATGTTAATGGTTTACCAAATTTGTACGAGGTAGACGTAGACATCATGATAGAAGCAAAGCAAAAGGAATTAACGCTACTTAGAATCAGAGAGCAGATCAATATGTGCCATTATTCAGGACTCAGGACAGTAGAGTCTTACGAACTAATAGAAACTTAATTAATAAACAATATGACTAGGAAAGAAAGGGCTAATTTTTTGGTTGAAAAGTACGGAGAGAAATCGATAGAGGTAGTTGAAGACGTGATATATGATATAGATGATTTTGACGTGATCCGATATTGGAATGATGTTAAGATCGAGTGTAAACAGTTGATCAAAGAAAAAAATCAGTCATTTAATAACTCATAAGTGCTGGATATTTATTGATAAAAACATGGCAAAGGCTCAACCTAAACCTAGACCTATGAAGTCAAGAAAAAATGGTCTTAAGCATAAAAAAAGAATAGATCAAAATAACAAAATCATAAAGTCTATTAATGATTAAGTTACTTAATATATTGAATGAGGGCGCCATTCAACTCACTCCTAAAGAAAGACAGCAAGTAGAACAAATGCTTCCTGATATTATAGAAGTAATATCTGGAAAATATATTGGAGATAATAGGCAAATGGAAGTAGGAGATATGGAAATAGTGTCAGCTGATGGAACTCCTATGAAAGTAAAGATATATGTAGGAAACGATTTATCCCATCCTAATTCTAGTGCGTACCACCAAGCTGCAGATAGAAAAAACCCTGATGACAATCACATACTTATTCAACAGTTTCAATTCTCTCCGTATTTTAAAGGATTATCAGGAGCTGATATCAAGTTGAATAAGCTAGTTACTGGCGATGAAAATGTTGGACTAGAAAAATTGAGACTCATGATCAAGCACGAAATAATTCATGCTAAAGATCCAGCTTTGAATCAACATTATAGGAAAGAGCCATACGATTCTAGTAAAGAAGAAGTTTACTATAAATCATGGGCAGAATTTCAAACCATGACTGGTCAGTTCTTCGAAGCCATAACTACTGGCGTTGACAGGGCTTTAGAATCTGGCGTATCAAAAGACACCATACTTAAAGCTTTAGATAACATACTACAATATTATTCTGGTAAAGTAAAATTTTTTACTGACGATACAAATGATTTTATTCAAGGAACCAAAACCAGAAACGCATTTCAATCATTAATCAAGTTTGCTAGTAGCATCGTTTTAGGATCTAACCAAAGTGCTATTCAAACATACGCAGCATATATTCAAGGAATTAAACAGTATAATCCTGAAGGATACAAAGAGTATCTAACTGACTTATATAAAACAATAGATCAAGCAAAAGATAAATTAAAAACAATGCAAGAAATGAAATCAAATACTATTAATGAAGTAATAAGAATGCAGAAGTTAGCAGGATTGCTAACCGAAGCTGAAGAATCAAATAACAAAGATTCTGAAATAGATTCAGCTATGAAAGCTGGATTATCTGCATTAACCAGTGATGCAGAATCTTTAGAAGAAATTGAAGAAGATGATGATCAACCTCAAGAACTTAATGAAAGCGTAATTGCACTAATAGCGAGTTCTTTATTAGCAGCTCCTAAAATAATAGAGTGGATAGGTAAAGCTATTTCATTCGTTTCAAAACCATTTATTGGAGCTGATGAATCAGATGAGCATACTGTTGGTAAAAAAATACAACATTTTGCCCATAAATGGGAAAAATTATATCTAAAGGCTATTATTTGGGTAGTTAAAAAAACTAAGTTTGCTAAAAAGTTGTGGATGACAGATGATAATAAAATAGATGAGCAAAAATTAGTAGTGTTGTCTAAATATTTATATGCCGCTATTTTAGCAGTAGCAATAGGCAATGCTATTGGAACTGTTCTAGGACCAGCATCTCCTATACTTAAAGGAATTGAAGCTAGTTTAGGAGGCATAAAAGCAACAGAAATTGCAACTATAGCTTCAAAAGTAAAAGGACAACTCTAAATGATTTTAATAAAATACAAGTAATGAATAAAGAGATATCAAGACTACAAAAATTAGCTGGATTAATTAAAGAAGGTCAATCTATATTTAATGAACCTGGTCCTGATGATTTAGCACCAGAAGATTATGATGATCCAAACACTGGATTAGATGCATATGGAAATGATGAAAATGACACAGATGATGTAAGTGAAGGTCGAGATGAAAATAATGAAGCATTAGAAATAGGAGATCGCATACTGGTTACATACGGTAACGAATACTATGGTCATAACGGAACGATTGAAGACATCAGAGGTGGATTCGTTGTAGTAAGCATAGACGACGTAGATGGTGAATTCAGCATGCATAAGTCTGATGTGCAAAAGATAGAAGACGACGAAGAGGCTGATTCATTCTATGATGATGAAGATGATGACTACGGACCAGTTACTGATTACGGTAAGAGGAGACAAGCCGATGACGATAGCTATTTTGGTATCAGTCGTAAATAGAAACACAAAGATCTAAACCTAAGCCCAAGTCTACCCCATTGGAAACCAACGCGTTATGGGGCTAAAAAATATCTAATTCTGGATTCCTAGGTTAGATATTTTCTATTGTGGGGCTCTGGGATTAGATAAACTAAAAACTTCTAAAAATAGTTCAAAAAAGCTTTACCATGTGGCCAGAAAGGGGTAATTTAGCCCTGTTACCAAATCAAACAGCATGACTACTTCTAATCTCTCCGCCGCTTTCGCCACCATTACCCACGACGATCTTTATGCCATCCTCGATGCACTGCAATTTAAAGCACGTGACACTGAAAGGTTCATCAATACTCAGCTTGAGCCAGTAAAAGCAGAGCGTCCTAGTCTGTATAAGGCTTATATTGAGATGTTCGAAAAGGAGACTGATATGTACCACAAGTTCAAAGCGATCGTCTACGACGAGATCTAGTCGCTGCCTCTTATCAACCCAAACCCGAAACCTAATTAAAATAAAAGTTATGACAACAGAATTCAAGTTCACATTCGAGACAAAGCAAGAACAATTTGAAGCTGAGCGCATAGGATATATCGACGCCTACGATTGCGTAAGGATGGAAATTAAGCCTTGGCACTCTAAAGGAACCATTGACTTTCCTATCAAAAATCGTGAAAGCTACAAGGAAATGCTTAAAGTGCATAAAGGAGATATCCTTAGAGTATATCCCACCGTCCACAGTTACGATGTCCAAGACTATCTCTAATCAACCAAAAAATAAAAGTTATGGAAAAATTTAGAATTAAGCCGCACGGTCAATTCGGCACAGCGATATCCATACTAACCACTCTATCAGGCACTTACATCTGCCCAGGTTGGCATCCAGTGCCAGCAGGCACAAGTGTAGATCAAGTAGAGTTCGAGATAGATCACTCGATAAAGACCACGGTCGAAACATTTAGAGCAGAATCTTCTACCAAGCCTGGTAAATTCTACGAGGTAAAGAAGTCCAAAGGAACATGGAGCTGCAGCTGCGCATCAGGATCTTGGCGTAGAGGTGAATGTCGACACATAAAAACTATAAAAGCAACGATATGACAGCAAAAGAAAAAGCAGCATACTTAGTACTGAAGTATATGAGTAAAGTAGTTAGTAAGCAATTAGCTAAAGAATGTGCGTTGGTCGCGGTGGAAGAACTACTTGAAGAATATCCATTAGCACAGTGCCCTCCAGATAGCTACGAAATGGTAAGATTTTTGCTTTGGAAAGACGTTAAACAAGAAATAGAAAAAATATGAATATAAAAAAGACAATCGCTAAGTGGTTAAAGATCACTGAAGAAGACATCGAAGAGAATGACTACGCAAAGTTCAAGAAGTTCGGTGAATCCAAATCAGTTGAATTCGAATACGAGTGTTTAAATAAAACATTCTGTAAGGTGACCCAGTGGGCAAATGGAGAAGGATTCGATATCAGTTGGGAAACAGAAACCAATGTTAAAACAGGTGTGTGGACTAGTAAACGAATCGAATTACACGATGATGAGCTACAGACTATGCTGTATTGTCTAAAAGATTTAGGTTACTTTGATTAAGAGACCGAAAACTTATGCTTTAGATTGTCAGAAAATAGTAGTAAATTTATACAAATAAATAGTCAGGTGGCGGAATTGTTTGCCCTGCTGAAATAAAAACTTGGGTCTGAGACATCGGTAAACGCACCAGCATCACGAGAATGAGAAGGGTTGCAGAAATGCTTATAGGTTCGAATCCTATCCTGACTACAAAACAAAAAATTATGAAAAAGAGTAAGTTTGCATCTAAAGATAATAGATCCTTCAAAGAGAAAGCAATTAACTTTGCACAAAGCATGCTATTCTGGAAAGGTAGAAAGAAAGGCATGGTCCACACTCGAGATATAAAGTTAGATGACGTTAGAGCTGTATTCTTTCCTAAGAACTTCTATGAGAAATACCACTACTTAGGCAGTGTACCTTGGAAAGAGGAAGGCGAGATATTCAAAGCCATGGAACCTTTAGTCATATTTATGGACTATAAGGCAAAGCCTAAGTGGTGTCCTCGGTGGTTCTTAAGGTTCTTACACTTATTTGGAGCAGATAACTCTATCGTCAGAGTAAGGAACAGAAGACTTAGTCGTCTACTAATACGTCTAACTAAAGGATATATTATATATGACTATAAGACCAAGTGGAAGTATTATGATCTTAGGATATCTTTAAGCGCAGATCCTCAAGTGCATGAATTAGCAGATAGTATCGAAGAAAGGTTTTATGAACGAGGACACAAAGAAGATTTAGCACAGCAAATCAAAGACTTAGATCCTGATACCATATTTGATAAGTACAGGTCAATAAAAGATTTGCAAGCAGAGCTAGAAAGACTTGATGGAGTAAATGAATTCTAAAAAATAACTATGGCACAAACAGCAGTAGAACTAATAGAAGAGGGAATAAAGGCAAGAGAAAAATATTGGCACGATCAATATCAGCAAGGCTATCAACGTGCACTTAGCGACATAGCGATGTATATTGAAGAAGCCAAACAAATGGAAGAACAACAACTCAAAGATGCCATTATGCATGCTTTAGATGAGGATGGGCATACTGGAGATTGGAAGATTAAGTTTGCTAATGAATATATTAAGAATCTTAAATGGATTAAAATAAAATAAATGAAAGTAACAGTATTAAAAGACAGGATGCTAGACGCCATAGATAAGTTGACTATGGTAAGATCTTATAGAGTAATCAATCCAGAAAGAAAGAGCGATAGCTATTGGTTCATCTACGCAAAGATACCAGGATTCTTCGTGTTCAAAGGAAAGACTAAAGAGTTTGCTAATAGGATAGAGATAGGACCATGTATTAATTGGACCAAATATCTGTTAGTAATTGAGTGGTATTAAAAAATAAAGTATGCGATTACACATAAAGACCACAAATATAGAGATAGAATACTCAGACGAGTACTCAATAATAGAAGAAGCTGCAAAGAAAAGGCTCATCGAATTATTAGATAGGCTTTATGAAAAAGAAGAGCTCGCAAATAACAATAAAGCAAAATCAAAGTGTAAGTACTGCGGTGGAGAGGATAAAGGACAATAGACTAATATTTATATCAAAACCTTAGGGGAAATCAAAGAAATATTATAGATGAATACACTAGAACTTGCTAGACTAAAAAAGCATCTGCTTCAAGAGATAACATTTCAATCAGGCCACGCCTCAGATTCAGATGAAGAGAACATTGCAAGCAAATTCATGTATTTAGACGATTTTGGTTCCGGCGCGATATACAAAAAGCTACAAGATCTAAATGTTTTAAATAAAAATGGAAGCCTAATATGGGATACTAAACTAACCGATGAGATACAAAAGCTAATAAAGTCTAAAGCAAAAGACATAGTAAGTTCTAAAGATATGGAGCTTTTAGTTTTTAAGACTCCCGGAAATAATAATAAATGCGCTCTAGTTAATCCATCAGCAAGAACTATAACAGAGTATTTTATAGGCATGATTAATATATCGTTTGATGAGGATTCTAGAACCTATAGCGATTACTCTACATCACAGGCCGTGGATATACCATTCTATCAAATTACGTGGTCTGATCTAGCAAAGGCATATCGAGGAAAAGGAATTGGCAAGCAATTATATACTTTGGTTTATGAGTGGACCAAAAGCAAGGGAGCAGGATTAGCTTCAGACAGTATGCTATATGAAGGATCAGCAAGAATGTGGACTAATTATATGCCACAGATAGCCAGTTATTTTGGAGTGTTATTAGGTAATATTGTAATACCGATCTCAAAAGAGGAGGCAATGCTTGATAAATTCAAGTATTTTGGAGCTGCAGATGGATTTGCGGCATTTGAGAATCCATCAAAAACCATGAGAAAGATCTTATATAATCTCAAAGGTTTAACCTATAGTAATGGAGATATATTCATAGTTGATTTAGCAGAAACCCAAAAAGTCAATTCTAAAATTGATCGTGAAGAAACTATGACCTTATTTGATATGGTTGAAGAGTCATCTAGCATGAAAGAACTGCTAGATAAAATAGATAGAGAGGTAAGCGTAGATAATGAATTTGGCGGAAAACAAAGTCTGAAATATATTAATAGAGCCGCCAAAACCTCATCAGTTAAGGCAACAGTGTTTACGTTTGAAGACTCATTAGTAATAGTAAAAACTGTCTCAACTGGAGAGGAAGAGGTATTACCGAAAAATAAAAGAGTGGATAAAGATGGCAACAAAATCAAACCTAAAAAATTAACAAGACTAGTAGCAGTAACTATATAAAATGCAAGATACAAATAATACCATAGAACTAAAAAGAGTCGAAGATCTATTAGATCAGGCACAACAAAACAAGAAATACTCAGTCCAATCTGAATACGAAGCAAGAATTAAACAGCTTAAGCTATTAACTTTTATAGAGAAAAAAATAGGACAAGAATTACCTATGCTAAAGTTCGGGGATTTTTGGGAAGATTACGTGAAACAATTAGGTTGGAAAGGAAAGACCAAAGACTATAGAGCCATAGCAGATTACTTAATGTCAAAGTAAAACAAAAAGGATACACTAAAAATGTATCCTTTCTTTTTTCATAGGATTGTGTTATATTTACAATAGTTAATCACAATCGTACCTTTACCGCCTAAAAACTAAAAATGAAAGTTATAATCATCTCGTTATTGGCCATGTCTTGTCTGTTCTCCTCTTGCACAAAGAACGAAGTAATACCTGAGGACTTCATTGTAGCTACCATATACTACAGACTAGAAATGATAGATCAAGATTCTACTAAAGCATATAGCAATATCGTAGCAACAAAGACACCGATAACATTTACACAATCTAGAATCCAAGGTATAGAACTACCGACAGGAGACAATGATGAGGATGATGACGATGATGATAAGAAAAACTTCTGTACGAGATATCCTAACAGCATAAAGTGCAGAACATTACCAATATTACTAGAGTACTTTAAGCTAGATAAGGTAGGATCAGGATATGTAACCTTAAAGTGGAAGTCATTAGACGAGACCAACTTTAAAGTATATAATGTTCAAAGATCAAGAGATGCAAAGATCTATAAAAACATAGCAGAGATAAAACCAAAAGGATCATTAGAGTACACATATACAGATAAACTAAACAAATAGTTATAAAAGTAAGAATCACGTAATAAATAACACATGAAAAAAACACTAATTATTCTATTTTTTCTAGTTCCTTTACTAGCTGTTTCTCAAGACAAACGCAAACTAGATAGCCTAAACAAGAGGTACGACTCCTTGCTATTTGTAATGAAGAGACCCCAAATGATAGACTCGATGTCGGTTTTAAATAAGTTGATTCTATTGCTTCAAGAAGTTGACGCAAAGAGATACAAACTATCCCTAAAAAACAAATAGTTATGGAACAAACAGCAGTAGAATGGTTGATTAAGAGGTACCACGATTACGGTACCTTGTACTACGAGGACATGACCAGAGCCAAAGAGATGGAGAAGGCACAAATCGCAGAAGCATATCGCACGGGAGTCGAAGAGGACGTTTACAATAACCCTCTAAAAACAGGAGAGGAGTACTTTAACGAAACCTATAGCAAAATAGAACCAAGCCAATCCAAAGAACCCACACCAGAGGCTTACGATAAAGTAGAAGAAAGTAAACTAGGAATGAGCGACTATATGCGAATGGGATTCGTAGTAATGTTAGCGTAAGTAAAACCTTTAAAAAATAAGTATGAAAATTACAAAATTAGATATATTATTATCAATAACTATGGTTTTAACATGGATATTAATTTACTTATTAACTAAATAACTATGGCACTTACAATCGCAACAGTTTCCCTATGTTTATGCATCGTACTGTTACAACACTTGTACAATTGGATAATCAGAAAGGCTTTTCAGATTATGGAAGAGGATGGAATGGATGCATCTCCTCACGGACTATTAATTGCAGGGAGTATAGTTACATTGATAATAACAATCGCGCTATTTAAACTCTTAATAGATATAAACAAATAGTTATGGCATCAATTGATAATCAAATCTTGAGTATCGAAACAGATACTATACACGCAAATAAAGTAAAAGATCTTGTACTTGGTAGTCTAATCAGACAAGGATTAATAAGCCAAGAAGACGGAATGGATTATGTAGAAAGGTTTCAAGTTGTTATATTTAAAGGATCTTGGTTCAAGAGATTCTTTGACAAGTACGTAAAGACTGGTACAAATAGTATGGATGGATATTTCTATAGAGTAGTTGAAATGGAATATAAAAAGCCAATGACGTTAGATGATATATCTTAAAACAAATAACAATGGAACAAACAGCAGTAGAATGGTTTATAGAACAGGTTGAACTAATCTCTCTTAACTCTAAAAGAATATCAAAAGAAGAAACGATTAAATTGTATAATCATGCTATACAAAAAGCCAAAAAGATGGAGAAGGAGCAGCTCAATATTGCAAGATTAGACGGCATAAACCTAGCAAATAAAGGATACGGAAAATGTTATTTTAACACTTATGAATAAAGCACAACTTATAATAATAATATGTTTTATAGGATTTATGATTGGATGCACAATTGCTCATAAACTTAAACCTTAACTATGACACCGCAAAAGAAAGCACAAGAACTAGTTGATCAATACATGGATCTAAGCGAGGAGCGAGAGTATGATACACCAAGAGATATGCCTAAAGAAATGGCTATTAAGTGCGCAATGATAGCCGTAGATGAGATAATAGCAAACATAGAACCATCAGTTTCAATGGATGTAATTGAAGCAAGAGTAAATTATTTCCAAGCCGTAAAAGAAGAAATAGAAAAACTATAACTATGCAAGATACAGAACATAGTCCTTATTGCCCTATATGCAATGGTTGCGGAGAAGAGTCTTGCTGTTCTCCTATGTCTTGCGAACAGACTCCCGATGGACCCTATTGCAAATCCTACTTGATCGACCTTAAGTTCGCGTACGCAATGAATAAATTCTTTGAAGAAAAGATTTCGAGCAGATTGCCACATGACCTAAAAGCCGAGTACGACACGGAGTGGGACTACATGCTCGAGCGCCACTATAATCCATCGATCCCGATAACCGAGTAGATTAATATATACACCAAAATAGAATCTTTTTTAATTTCAAGGGATTTTCGTACATTTACCTAAACAAATAGCTATGGAACAACAAACAATAGACAACATAAACGAAACGTTAGATAGGATCGAGGCAAGAATGGATAATATGAGTAGAATGTTGGATGAGATAATAGCAGAGATAGAGAAGCATCAGCAACCTAAAGTATTTGAAACAGACGGTGAAGTAATGTTCAGGAATAGAAGATTTAATTTAAACAAATAGTTATGACACAAACAGCAGTAGAGTGGTTATTAGAAAAAGTTTGTAATGAGATATTAGATAATGAATTTATTAATAAACTAAGTATTGAGAAAACACATTTATTTAATAAAATTTCTATACAAGCCAAAGCAATGGAGAAGGAGCAGATAAAAGAAGCTTATTGCAAAGGAGATGATAATATTGGAGCAGAAACATACTACAACGAAACCTATAAAAAATAACAACCAATAGTAAGGCAGAAATAGATAAAAACAAAACCAATGACATTTCCAGAGAATCTAAAGTATACCAAAGAACACGAGTGGATCCTAATAGAGGAGGACAAAGCCACAATAGGAATAACAGAGTTTGCACAGTCCGAACTAGGAGACATAATATACGTAGAGACCCAGAAACCTTCAACCAAGGAGATAACCAAGGATGCAGTGTTTGGAACAGTCGAAGCAGTAAAGACAGTATCAGATCTATTCATGCCAATATCAGGAAAGATACTAGAAACAAATCCTCTATTAGATACAAATCCAGAATTGGTTAATACAGATCCTTATGGTCAAGGATGGATGGTAAAGGTACAGATAGAGAACATAGATGAGATACAAGATCTATTGACAGCAGAGGAGTACAGAAGTTTGGTAGGATATTAAGAACAGATATTTATTCTAAAAACCAAGGATGAAATTAACCAAGATACTAGAAGCAGAGTATGGAAACGTACTGTTTGCGGATCCTAAAAATAACCCTAAATTTGCTAAGTTACAAGGAGCAAAACCAGGATCCGAACCAGATACGGAAGGAGAAAAGATGCTATACAAAGCTTTACAAAAGTGGGTAACAAACCCAAAAGACGCCGTAACAGATCTATACGGGTTTAAAAAAGATCTTAAGAAAGTAATCAATGACTTTCCAGAAGTCGTTAAACCATCTACTCCAGATGGAACTTTGCTCTTTAGGGGATTAAATAATCTATCTCCAGATCTAGAAGCACAAATAAACAAAGCAGATCCAACCGATTGGATTAAATCAGGAAATTGGTATCTTTTAAAAACGCCAATAAAATACACTCCAAGAAGAGTTATACAGTCGTGGACTCCCAATTACAAAGTAGCAGAAGAGGGATTTTCAGGACACGCGATGCTAATAACAAGACAAAATTCCGAGTTTATATTCAACCAAAACGTTTTTAAAGTGTTATACGATGAGAACGAAAGAGAGATATTGCATTTCGATAACCAATATTCCGGTAACGTTTACGTAGCGATAGCAGAATATCCGGGGATGTCTTGGATACGAAAATTTTATAAGAGATACAAAGAGATTCCTAAAGTTAAAGCACCGACGGGAGGATTAAAAAATCTATCTTCTACCCTAAAAGAAAACAAATAACCAATGAAACTAACCAAGATACTAGAATCAGTACTAACTACAGAGATAGGAGATACTTCTGCCGGTCAATTCCCATTTACTTCTAAAACCAAAATGATTCAGCAAGAAGTACGTAAAGCAATCCAAGACATAAAAGATACAGTAGAATTTAATTCCAGCTATTTCAAAGATCCAAATTCATGGAAAGGCACATCCCAACCCGGTAAGACCCTAATATGGGACGTAAAGGGAAGCCGTAAACTAAGATATCTAGTAGAAATAGATTGGGAAGTCACTCTAAAATCCCGTAAAAAAGGTCAAGATCAATTCACCACTTGGGCAAGGATAGACTTTGATGTTAAAGGAAACACAAGTTGGGTACAAGACACCAATGCCAAAGAACAATACAAACTTATGGCAACAATAGTAGCAATATACAAAGAGTTTGCAGAGGCAGTTGAACCTATAGCTCCACTAGATGGAGGCGCATTTTATGCTAAAGCAGATTCCGAAGAGTCTCAAGCGCCCGATCTTAATTCACGCAGAGCACGTCTATACACACAATATATAACTAAGAATTTGAATCAATTACCGGGTAAATGGAAGATACAAACGAATAAAGATCAGCAAAGAATGGAAATAATAAGAACTAAATAAAATCTAATGAACACCTTAGAACTAGCTAAACATAAAGCAAATCTACTTAAGGAGATAGGAGACGCTACATCGGCCTTACCAATCAAAAAGCCAAACATCAAAGCTACAATAAAGAAAGCAATGGAAGGCTTGCAAAAAACAGTAGATCAAAAAACCAGACACCACAGCAACCATTACGAAATGGCAGTAGAAAGAAAATCTACTTACACAGCAACAGGGGATGCCACATACGCCATAGAAGTAAAGTACGATGTACACGTAGAGGTAAAAAATAAGAAAGCAGTGGGATTCTCTACCACCGCAAGGATAGACTTTGATGTTAAAGGAAATAAGGGAGAAGTAGAATCCACAAACCTAAACGAGCAATACAAAGTAATAGGCGCAGTAACACAGGCCTTTTTAGACTTCGCTAACCAAGCAGAATCAATAGCTCCACTAAAAAGAGCATCTATATACGCCAAAGCAGACGAAGGCGGAGATACTAGTCTCGATTCCAAAAGGGCCAGAATCTACAAGATCTATATAGAAAAGAACCTAAAGAATTTACCGGGCGAGTGGACGATCAAAGACAACCCAAATTGGGGAGGATTTAATCTAACAAGAAGCAAAACAAAATAACCTAATGAATACTTTAGAACTAGCAAAGCATAAAAGAAATCTACTTAAAGAGATAGGAGACACTTCACCGTATTACTCAGAGAAGGTCATAGACGATGAAGATCACAGAGTGTATAACTTTGAAACTAATTCTACTCCTCCAACCTATTACGAAGTAGAACTAAGTGAATTAGAACCACATCAATTCAAAGTATATAAGATTGGATCAGGAGTAACTCTAGCTATAAACTTTGGAGTAACAGACGATCAAGGAATAAAAAGCACCAAAAAGCTAACCAACAAGGGAGAACTATACAAAGTAATGGCAACGGTAGCAGACATAGTAAAAAAAGATCTAAAAGAACACCCGTATATTAACGCCCTTGAATTTACTCCTTCCAAAAGACAAGACAAAGACACAGAAGAATCAAACGCAAGAGCAAATCTGTATAAGAAGTATATAGAGATGAATTTTAAAGGAGCAGATATCTCTAAAGATAATTCAAATGATACCATATTAGTAAAATTAAATTCACTAAAGGAGGTAGGAGATGCTAAGAATCAACAACCTTATACAGATATAGAAAGAACCCAAATGGGTAATAATACCAGATGGGATTGGGAAACACCAGAAGGAGTTATATACGCAGCGACTGCAGTTAAAGGACCACACAAAGAAGGAGGCATATACTATAATGTCCTTTTTGGTATAAGAAAATCAAAGGATAAGTATTACGATGTAAGTCAAAATGTAACAAGCAAAGACACTCAAACAGGAAATCTATTTCGTGTAATGAAAACCATGATCGATCTTATAAACAAAGAAATAGAAATAGATCAAAAGGAGGGCAAGAAAGTTAAAGAGATTATTATGGAACCAAGCAAATCTCCTAGTACAAGTGGAAAAAACGATATGAGAAGAGCCAACATATACACTGCTTTTATAGAAAAGAATATGCCAAAAGGCAGCCAAGTAAAAACAGATTCAGGAGGATATAAAATAGTAATAGAACTACCCTAATACATAATAACTAATGAATACACTACAATTAGCAAAGCATAAAGCAAATCTACTCAAGGAGATAGGAGACGCATCAAAGAAACCTTACGGACCCATAGACCTAATAACAGACGACGAGGCAGAAAGACAATACGGATTCAGTACAGACTCAGGCATAATATACGAAGTAAAGGTAGAGACTTTCTATAGAGGAGAAGGAAAACCAGTAATAGCAAGAGTACAGTTCGGAATAATAGACGAGGACGGAGACGTATCTTACGATGCTCAAACAGGAGAGAATGACATATACAGAATCATGTCAACCATAGTAGAGATAGTAAAGAAAGACCTTAAAGACAATCACGCAGATATTATAGAGTTCACTCCATCTAAAAGAGCAGGAGGAAACAAAGACAAAGAATCAATGTCTAACGTAAGAACCCAACTCTACTCAAGATATATTAAAGGACAATTCCCAAATGCAGAGGTTACAAGAACCATACCTGGAGATATAAAAGTAATATTGAATCCGTGAATCAAGAGATAACACTAGAAGAGATAAGAAAACTGGCAGAAAAGACGTGGGAGGGCTGCCACCACTGCGACGAGTACGACAAACAGTTTTGGATCAACGGCTTTATACAAGGTTACCTGATAGGACAAGGTGATATACAAATAGTGGCAATCCCCTCTATGACACCTTGACAAAGATTACGGTAGAATATGACACATAGGCAGAGTGTGTAAGAAAACCCTATACCAACGAAGAAAGGAGGCACCCAGAGTGGAAGAACCCAAGGGGGGAATACTTCCAAGAAAAAAATAATCCCACTCGGTAACAGTAAACCTGTAAACCCAACGAAAAGAAAAAGAATAAAATAATAGTGAAAAATAATCATCAACTAAAAAGATAAGCAGCAATACAGAAGCAAATAACGCGTATATTTACATAGGTTAATTAAATAACAAACATCAAAAACAGGTTACATGACAAATTCAAACAGGCCACAAGCCTACACCAAGTTGACTTACATTCAGAAGGCTGCTCGCGTTAACCGCAAACTCCGTACAGGCGACATCACTCGCGTGTCAGAAGCAACCGGGTATTCAACTACACACGTCTCTGACGTAGTAAGTGGTAAGTATTTCAACGACGTTATCCTGAACAAGGCCTACGATATGACACGCGGTCGTATCTCTAACGTCAAGAAGCTTGATTCAGTAATGAACTAAGCATTCACCCTAAGGTAAGCGGGGACTGGGTTTGGTAACAGAATCTTTCGGTCCCCGCCTCCTTTTTAGATTTAGTCAGATATTTATTGACAGTAGGAGTGACATTCCCTGCACCGCTGGACGGAGCAACAACAAGGGACGAAGAGACGAATACTAAAGAACAAAGGTCAGAGCCGCTGGATCCTCTCTAAAGCCAGACGCGAAAGTAAACATATATCACCCCCAGTTGCACCCCATGCCAAAATGCAGGGGTATTGTAGTTTCATAACGTGCTGATTTCCAATGGAAGTCAATGCAGGTCTGGTCGCTAAACCCCATTCAGCCCAGGATCCAGGGATTAGACAAACTAAAAACTTCTAAAAATACTTGTCAAAAGCTTTATATTGTCACCAGAAAGGGGTACTTTTACCCTGTTACCAACCAATAAAGCATATGAATTTCAACAGTTTCACTCGAGTTACCATCTGCCTCTCCTCCTCTAGGTCTTACGCTTCTCTGGCCAGAGCAATCCATACCATCAACGAGAACATCTATGGCGAAGAAGCCTATGCCAATCAGAGGATCGAATTTAAGGACCTGTACAACGCAGACGGATCGCTTGACCACTTCGAACTTACAGGCACCCCACTTGACCTTTTCCAAGTCGGTCTCAGGTACGGTGGATACGAAGAGGCCAAGCGTGAAAAGCTGGCCATCTAACCCTAACCAAAATTTCAGATCAACCTTAATCAAAATCAAAGTTATGACAATCACATTAGAATTGAATCAAGACCAGTTAGAAATCATCTCAGACGCACTCGTCAATCGCGCTGTTACGATTAATAGTTTCATCCGTCAGCTTCGCGAGGACGGCACTGCACGCTCTGCCGCATTGGCCGACGCCTATCTCGAAGAAAAAGAGCAGATCGAGGCATTACAAGAGCAGATCCTAGTAGGTCAGAAGTTAGACGATGTTTTAACTCAGAAATTCGGTGACGCATTCAGTGCACTAGGATTCAAGTAGAATTCTTTGCTTTACAGAGAAAATAAATTTTTCCAGATCAAATAAAAGCAGTATATTTACATAGAATAAAAAATCAAAGTTATGACAAACAACATTACCACCTTCAACACTAGCCGCGTACTCAGCCTCGAAGAAGCAATCGAAAAAGCACCAGCCATTGCTGCCACCAGACCCGCAGCACACATCAATTTAAACCGCTATAAGTTCACACCGACAACCGAAGTCATTAGCCACATGAACGACCTCGGCTTTGTCCTTACCTCCGCTAAGCAATCAGCTACAAAGTCAGACCTCAGAAGGGACTACGGTACACACATCGTACAGTTCCAGCACCCTGAGCTATCAATCAAAGGATCTGATGGTTCACTAGAAGCCAAGCCAACCGTGGTCTTGGTTAACTCCCACGACGGCGTAATGCCGATCAAGTTCGAGATGGGAATGTTTAGGTTAGTATGTTCAAATGGCCTCATGATCAAGGATCAAGACTTCGGAGGATTCAGAGAGCGCCACACAAAGCTAGACTTCTCAGCGATCAAGGACCTCATTAGCGAGAAGATCGATGGCATGAACACAGTCGTAGGCAAGATCTCTAAATGGAACGGAGTAGAGATGACAGCAGGACAGCGGACTGCCTTCGCTATCGAGGCTTTAGCAATGCGTCTTAACACTGATCGTCAAGCTGAAGACTACGAGATCAACGAGATCCTGTCTTCACGACGCAAAGAGGATGACAGCAATACGTTGTGGCACGTCTTCAACCGAGTACAAGAGAACCTTATCAAAGGCGGGTTCCAGATGAACAACAGAACAGCGAGGCCGATCACCAATCCTATACAGGACATGACTCTCAATCAAGGTCTCTGGACATTAGCAGAAGCCTACGCGAACTAAGAGCGAAAGCAAGGTGCTGGCGTACCACTAGCGGTGCGCTAGCTCCCTGCCAAAGCATTAGTTTTCGGAGCCAGGAAGGGCCAGGGGCCGGGGCCCTATGCTTTGGTCCGTCGCCAACTCCCAGAAAAATTTCACCTAATCAAAAACATATTTACAAATTTACACATGACAGATTTGATTCCACTACTAAAAATCATAGAGAACAATGTTACTCCCGAAGACTTCCAATCCTTTCTAGAAACTTTACCAGAAGCACAGAAAATAAACAGACTCTATGCGTACCTAGACAAGATACAGTTTTACATCAACATTGGACACCCTATGCAAGCTGCTCTCTTTTGTGCCTACGAGAACGAAGTAATTGCAGAAGAACCAGGAGACCTTTATTAAAAAAAATACAATGAATACGGATCTTACAAACGACCTCACCTTTCTCGCTATAAGTCTGAACGAAATCTCGGAAGTCCTGGACTACAACGAATTCAAGCAATTGATGGAATACCTTACACGCGCAAAGTACGACGGAATTCTGGACGAGTATCTGTACGAGGTTAAAAATATATACATCAAAGGCACGGACCTGGCCTCAGCTTTCGATCACGCGTACTTCGATCTGTTCTTAAACCCCGAGAAAAATTTCTAACCTGTCAAAAAAGTAAATACAGAAATATGTTTAACCTATTCAAAGCAGAAACGCAAGAGGCAATGGTCAGTCTAATCGCCACTCAGTCAGACCTAATCGCACTTTACAAAGAGGCAATCAAAGATCGGGACGAGATCATCAACCACCTAAAACGACTAGTCAATTTGCAAGAGGAGCAGATCGTCGACCTTAAAAGTGACCTTAAGGTCATGCGTCAGGGGCTAGCCAGTTACTCTGAGTCCATAGCTCACTACAAAGATCAACTTTCAGAATTAGAAAAAAAGCAGTAAATTTACCTAAAATACGAAAGTTATGAAAATGATCAATCTAGAAAGGACGTTTTTCGTTCTCGGTCTTGTTAGCTCTATCACAGCAGCAGTCTTCACGTTTCAGTCGGGCTTTTCGGCCTGGTCTTGGCCTCTAGCATGCGCTATATGGATCCTAACAGCCTGGATCAAGACCGAAAGAATCGAATCAATCACCAAAAACAAATAGTATATGCAGTACGCAATCCTAAGCGCCTCAAACGCGCAAGAACTAGCAGAACAGGTTAACCAACGACTATCACGAGGATGGAACCTGTATTCTAATCCTTTCACAGAAAAAGGTATGTATTACCAAGCGCTCACCTACTCTCAAGCCGTCTAAGTCACCCGAGCTGTTTTGGGCTACTAAAACTCTCTCTTAAGATTATACACAACAGTCGGGTCCTGATCTGACCTGGTTAGCCGGATGCAGCAGGCCGATTGTTGTGGGTCTTTTGAGTCTAAAAATTAAAGTTATGTCGTACGTTATCTTTATCTTGGTCTGCCTCGCTATCGGTTTTTTGACCGTTAAATTCTTTAGGATCCTTGCTGGTCTGGCCATGATTCTCTTGGCCGCGTTTATCCTTGGGTTTCTTATCATGCCGTTCGATGTGAGCCTTGGCGGAAAGGTCGTTGGTTTTAGCGCTGGCTTCTTTATCTGCGGCTACGTAATCCACATAGCTGCTCTTGCCCTATCTGCCGTTTTTGCTGCTCCTTTTGCTTTGCTTTGGTTAGCTATCAAGACTTTGTTCTCTAAATAATCTATTATGGAACCGATGAAAAGGATAACTCAAGAAGAGACATATAGGTACGTAAAGATCCAATCTGGAGATCCTAACTGCTGTCGCAAGGCCGTAGCGTTTACGTTTACTCCGAGTCAAGATCCCGAATTTGAGGGCTGGGACGATGTTACTTATTATCAAGAAGGTATCATGGATCCTACTGATTCGGTTCATAAGCCTGAATTTGTCTACGTTCTCGTCAACAAGGGAATACCTGGGATCTGCAAGATTGGCATGACTACGACTAGCGTTAACCAACGAGTTAAAGAGATCAACTCGGCCACAGGCGTCATTACTCCTTGGATTCCTGTTTACAAGTATAAGTGTTTGAACTCTAGGATCCTTGAACAAGCGGTGCACGAAAGGCTAGAACTTATGGGGTACAGGGTCAATCCACGTCGTGAAGGGTTTGAGATCAAATCGGCTGACGCTGTTAAAGTGATCGAGGAGCTCGGTCAACTGCTCACCATAAGGTAGTGTGTATATACGTGTATAGGGCCCCAACTGGGGGATTTTTGTTCTTACCGAACGCATATTTATAACCAAAAAATAAAGCAATGCAAGATAATTTCGATTTAAAAGGCTATCTACGCCACGGAAACAAACTGCTTAACGAAAGCATCGGCGGTTACGTTGATCTTATGCCTCTAAGAGAAGAGGAGAGCGACATGATGACTATTGAACTTGATATGTCATGGGATCCTGCAATGGATACATACGCGCAAAGATCATTTGCTGATTTTAATATCCAAGTAAAAGAGACAGAAAATCCTGGTACTTACGAAGTTACTGGTAGAAAGGAAGACATTCTTGGTTATCTTAGAAGCGAATTCTATGACATGGACGAAGAGTCTATTGCGCATTATTATCCTGAACTTCTTAACGGTGAGATGAGCGAAGGCGAACCAGACGGTGAGCAGTACGACGGAAAGTATGATGCAAAAAGTGGTCCCGCTATCACTAACGAATTAGAAAAGCCAGAGAACGTCTACGCTGACGATTCTTTCGCTCAAGCTCAAAGAGATGCCGCTAGTCCTGTTGATAGCGGAGACTTTGACAGGATGTTTGATTTGGGTGGAGATCAGATCGAAAAGGGCATTATGTTTTTGCTTGACGATGGATTCGAACCAGAAGACGTATTAGAAATGTGTAAGATGTTTATTGATGCTCATTCAGAAGCAGCTGCTAAAGGAAAAAATTTCGAAAGTCAAATAAATGAATACGAATCTAGTTACCAATTAATCAACGGTAAGTGCTATAGAGTTGACGACGAAGGAAACAGAACAGCTGCTAGCATGTCTAAATGCAGATAAAACAAAAACTATGGAATTTAATTTCAATAAATACCTCAAGAATAATCCTCTTCTAAAAGAAACTAGTGGTTATGGTAACTATACCCAACCAGAAAAGATGCTTGAGGATGACGATTACGATTACCAAAGCGCAGAAGATTTTGATCTTAATCCTCAGGACGGAGAGAACGATCCTTTGGGTCCAGATGAAGAACTAATGGAAGGCAGCGGTAAAGTTGACGAAGTATTCAACGTAATGATGGATCACATGAGGAATCTTATTAAAAAGACAGGACTAGACGATGACGACGTTCAGGAGTTAAGAGTTAAGTTGGCCGAGTTCTTCAAATAGTAAGAACGTAAAGATAAAAAAGAAAAGCCCCTACTGAAAAGTTAGGGGTTTTTTATTGATATTATTGTCGTATATTTACATCCTATCTAACAGATAACGGACTTTTAGCTCAGTTGGTTAGAGCATCTGACTCATAATCAGGGGGTCGTAGGTTCAAGTCCTACAAGGTCCACAGAGAATGCCCCGTTGGCGAAATTGGTAGACGCGCTAGACTTAGGATCTAGTTCCTTACGGTGTATCGGTTCGAGTCCGATATGGGGCACAAATTGTCAGGTGGTGAAAAGCGTACGCAACGGCATACACACCCTCTTGTCTCGAGGGCGCTGAATCTGAAAAAGGTAGACGGGATATGGGTTGACCACAAAGCCGGCTATTTTGTCCACTACCGAATCACAGCATGAAGGTTCGAATCCTTCCCTGACAGCCTGAACACAGTGAGTCTACGAAACTAGCCCGCAGGCCACGGGATCGAAAACTCAGGAATGCCTCTCTAATTGCCTTGAGATAGTATCGAAAAGGATTACGAAGCACACTACTCCTCTGAATCGTTAGTCAGCAGTGTAAAGCAATTCCACTGGGGAATAGGATTGCAAATTAGGTTGATTGGGAAACCTTACACCTTCATTAAAAAGTTGGAATGTAAGCGAGGAGGTGTAGAAACCGAAGTAACGCCAATCGTAAAAGCAGATGTCTACGCACCCATCTTCTGCTTTCCTAAATAGTCGGGTAGCTTAAGAAAAGCGGTTGCGATAGTTTCCGTTGTGGGTTCGAATCCCACCCTGACTACAAAGCGGATAAAATGTGCAGTAGCCGCAGAGAATCTAGATCTCACTGCACTCTTATAGTCAGGTAGCACGTAATGGGAAAACGGCATCTCATCCTGAAGAATGGTTGTGCGTTGTAGGTTCGAATCCTACTCTGACTACGAGGGGAAAGTAACTTAAAGAGAGCCCTAAATGGAGAATCTGTACAACTTGTCTAGGTTATGTACAGTGCGGCCGCCGGTAATGATCTCAGCAAGTGACACACGGGGAGAGACCCGACCAGCCCCGGTGGTGGAACCGGTAGACACGCAAGACTTAAAATCTTGTTCGCTGAAAGCGAGTACGGGTTCGATTCCCGTCTGGGGCACAATTACATTTTCACATATTTATAGCAGTATGGAAATGCCTTACGTATACAGTTGGAAAGAGTATATCTCTCTTCCTCACATAAAAATAATGTCGCTTACTGAGCAGACTAGGCGTTATAACTATTATGTGTGCGAAATGAACGAGTGGATGGTGCAGAATGTTAATTGCGCTAGAGGTGGTGGAGGAAACGTAAGAGCGAAAGAAATAGTAAACGAGGGATTCCTACAACAAGAAAACTTATTTTACGTTTTACAAGAAGACGGATCAAGAATATACGTAACAGTAGAAATTTAAACCTATGCCAGATTTACCGATATCAGGACTGCCAGCACTTGCAATCCCTTTAGCCGCTGACGTTTTTCCAATAGTTAACGGAGGAGTTACGAAAAAAACCACAGTCCAAAACCTGGGATCTACCGTATTCAATCAGATATCCTCTTCGGTGATACTACCTAGTCAGACCGGATCTTTTGCTCCGACCTCTTATTACGGATCTTTCTATCACACTCAGAATATTATAGCAGGCGCTTTATCTACTCCAGCTACGATGTCCCTTAACACAACTGACTTCTCTTCTGGGATCTCTATTTCTGGATCTACGTTTGATAAAATCAAATTCGCTAGCGGAGGGTTTTACGATATTCAATTCTCAGCTCAGCTAGCTAAGTCTACTGGAACTACATCAAACGTTTACATTTGGATCAGGAAAAATAATATCGATGTTCCTTGGTCTAACACAGGTGTTACCTTAGCAGGAGGATCCAACGATGTGGCTACACCTGCATGGAACTGGTTTGTGTCAGCTGCTCCTAACGACTACTATCAAATAATGTGGTCAGTGGTCGGAGCTTCTAATAACGCATTTGTATCAGCTTCCGCAGGTCTTGGAGGAGGTCCAGAAGTTCCATCTTTAATAGTTACCGTTAATAGAGTAGGTTAACTGCTAATTTAATTTTTTTTATTTCGATCTTTATTAGTACATTTACTTAAATCAAAGTTATGTACAAACTACCAACCTCTCCCTACGAGACACGTCAAGAAGAGTATCGCGAAGACCCATGGAAAATGTTAATGGTATGCTTCATGCTCAATCAAACAAGTCACAAACAAGTAGACCAGATTCGTCACGAATTCTTTGAGAGGTTCCCAACTCCAGAAAAGCTAGTGTTAGCAGAGGACTCAGAGATCGCTAAGATGATCAAGATCTTAGGATTCTATAACAAACGGGCCAAAGCGTGGAAGACGTTCTCTATGCAGTGGATAGAGCTAGTTAGAAAGTACGATTCTGCTGAGATTCCATTATTTGAATTAGAAAAAATGTACGGCGTGGGTAAGTACGCGCTAGATTCTTGGAAAGTCTTTCAATTGTTTCAGTACGATACCCAAGTAGATGACCACGTTCTTAACTGGTACGTTGATTGGGCAAGAGCCGAAATGGAAAGGGAAAAGAGAGAGTCTAGCGAATACGTACCAATGCTCGTATACTACCTACACTACGAAGATGAAAGGCTTATCATTAACAATTGGAACGTGTGTAGGGATTACGCTTGTTGCGTTATGGCAAGGACTCAGTTGGAAGCTACGGAGAAAGTAAAGTCTATCGCTTCGAATCAGAGAGGCCACAGGTACATCAAGATCATGGGATTCGGTCACGCTAAGGAAGAATGGGTTAACGAAGAGGCTCCGCTAGTATCAGACGAGAACTTCTATACTCAGCAGGTTAGCGCTGTATTCGATCGAATAAAAGCAAGAAATTTATCAGCTAACGATATTTATATTAGTCAACAATCACACAATTAAGTTTTTAATGAGTACTACACCATCGTCAAAGTGGATACAACCCACAAGGTATTACGAAGAGTTTATTTACTATTACACTCTAGCAAAAAAGCAACAAGAACTTTGTAATCTAGGAATAGAAAAGCACGCTACATGCGGCATCGAAGATGATCTTATGCTTCACGTTGAACTCTACGATGTAGTAGAACGCAAGTATGCTGGATTCTCTCAGATCGTTAACGACGTGTTTTACGGATGGACAGAAGATCATCCTTATTGGAAAAAGATGGAGCAGGGACTCTGTTTTAAACAGAGAGAAACTGTAGCGAAGAACTGGACTGGTAAGCAGCAAGTGTTTGGTCTTAAAGAGTGGATCTATCTACTTTTGTTTCACCGTCTTACAGGATCAGGTATTAACTACGCTAAGAAGCCTTCTGGTTATCACAACACACTTTTGTTTGAGATGCATCAGGCAGATAACATTCCACAGATGGTTGATATCATCAAAGGGGCTTGGCGACCTTTCTACACATCAGTAGGATACCAGTTTCCTAGCTTTCCAAAACCACAAGGCAAGTACAAGAGAGGTGGAGATTATTTTATGTGTGAATTCTTACCACAACTATCTGAAGCAGTAGCCACATTCTTAGAGACAGGACCTAAAAAGAATCTTAGGGAAATCGGTGACTTCATGTTTGCTTGGAACAAGGATAACGGTCTTAGAGCTTACAAGTTTCAGTACGCAGCATTCATTGCTGATGTCGCTGACTGGTTCCCTGATTTTGTAAACCGAGAGTCGGTATTCTATTACGGTACCAACGCCAAAGAGTGTATCAGTTACTTAGCTAAGAAGTCTATCAAGATGGATGAAATCACTTTCTTAGATTCTGTTATGCAAAAAGTATACGAAGACACTGGCGAAGTCCCGTACAACATGGAGGACGTTGCATGTGACTTCATTAGGTGGATTGAGAACTACGTAAAACCTGGTTCTGATTACGATCACCTTGATTTCGACCACGTGTGGAACAGTTCTACAATAAAGGATCATCCATACGGTCGTCAGAAGGCAATGCTTGATCTTAATCTAATTCCTTCTTTTAACGGAATTAAGGATCACCCATCAGATGATAAAATTATCAAAGCTGTTAACATGACAGAACAACAATACAAAGAAAAAGTAAAAGCACTTTACACATTATGAGCCAAATAGTTTACACAAATACGTGCGAAGTAGAATTCAAAGGTAAAAAACCAAAAGACTCTTGGATGAGGGATTGGACTCTAGATCAAAGGATCGATAAGTTCTTTGAGTTCTGTAAGAAGTTCGACGATAGGCAAGACGATCTATTGAAGGACGAGTATCAGATATTCTCTCATCGCCTTCACTGGCACGAGCATCCTTACTGTGATCTTATGCAATCTGTTACAGATAACGAACTAAGGATGTACTATACCCTTGTTTTCTCTTTCTCTAACGAACATTGGGGAACTCTAACAAAATTAATGACAGAGGGTAAGGACGCGACAAGGGAATTCTTTGTTGAGAACAGACACGCTAGAAACGATCTGTTTCAGATATATTATCCTAAGGGAACTAACGTTAAGGATTGGCTTTTAGAAGGACCAAGAAAAGCTGCTAAGGATCTTGCGTACGTTCTTGACGAAGCCGAAAAGAGAGGCACTCCTTACTCAATGATGGGATTTGCAAAGATTCTTGAGAAGTACTTTAAGGAACACCAAAACTTTAGAAGTCCGCTGTATCCTTGCAAAAATACTGCAAGATACATCGCAATGAGTTATCCTCACTTAGTTAATCCAGAGTCTATTCTTTTTGGTGGCACTGGTCACTTCGATGGTCTGCATCAAGTGTTTGGAGGACAGAACCTAAACGGTAAGGTGAAGTACACTATTAACGAGAGCGGAGACTTTATACCTGAAAACAAACAAGCAGATATGTGGCTAGATCAGATGGCCACCCTAGTTAATCACCCTTCTAATCCGATGACAAGTCAGAAGTACTTGAACGTAGAAGATAAAACCTGTTTCTTTTGGAAACACATCGCAATATCGCATGGAGAAAAAAGACCCACTAAAAACATCCCTTATACTTGGATATTTGATTCTAAATTTAATCTTAGTAATCATCCTGACTTCTTGGACAAGATAGTTCAGAGGGAGTTAATGTATTAATGTCCTATAGATTTTGATCTATCCAGCAGTCCCGGAATTATCTTGGGACTGTTCTAGGATCTGGCCTGTATCCTTACGGAAGAACTTACCGCCTATGTTCTCGTTGTAAGAATCTATGTGTAAAACTTCCATCTTTATTTGGTAATAAACTTCGTAGTAGCTTAACTCTTTTTTGGTGTAACAGGGTCTTAGTACCTGTCTTTCGAATCCCTCTTTACCGAGTTTGGTAATGTCTTCAAGCAGAGTCTTTGAGCTTCCGTAGTAAGATTGCCAGTTGCTTTCCTTTACTTCTTTCCTCTTCTTTGGTACTCTACCCGGTTTTATCCAAGCTTCAATTTCTTTCTTAGTAAGTTTCTTTGTGAGGTTATTGTGTAGGATCTTTTTACCCACATAGATCCTACCGTTTTCTTTGTTCTTAATAACGTAGACAAAACCAACACAGTTTTCTGGAAAGTCCGATAACTGTTTCATTTCTTTATTTTCGTATAACCAATTCATTTTTTATTTTTAAACAGTAACTACTGTCACTGTGTTATTCGCTTGCAAATACTGAATATCTCCATCAGGGTTTCCACTATTACAAGTCATTAGGCTAGCAAAAACGGTAAGAGTTATAGTTTTTCCTGTTACACCATTGAACACATTATTATTAAGCACTGTGTCACCTAAATTAGTACAAGATGGAAGATAAAATGTAATATTGGGAACAAGAAATCCTGCACTTACAAAAGTACCACTTCCTGAAAAAGCTATTGCTTCTGGAAGAATCACTGTGGTTAACGGGGCATTAGATGAAAAACAGTCAGTTCCTCCACCATATACACAATTTAACTCATCTATAATACTAACAAGTCCTGTATCAGCTAGACAATAAGGCAATAAATAAAAACCACCACCACTAAAAAGACTAACAGTGAGTCCATCTACTGAGCATGCTGTAAATGAAGAACCAAGTAATGTGTTCCATAATGAAACATTAGTAGAATCAACAACAGGAAAACCTAATCCAAATGTTAATCTTAATGCTGGTGGAGGAGGAGGCGGAGGTATAGTTACAATAGGCGTACGCGATGCGCCCTGAGCGTTTGCTTGATTAACAATCTGTTCCATAGATTGAAAATACATTAGCTGTTCAGCTAAATATTGTTGTTTTATAGCTTCTATTGATTTTCCTGGATATTTTCTTGTATAATCTTGCCAAGGTCCTGGATCATTAACTAAAAACATGTATTATTTATTTTTATTTTTAAATATAAATATTAACTATCCCACTTGATAACAAAAGTAATATCTGTGTTTGAAGGAATTGGGTAAGGTGTAGAAAGTTTTCCTACTACTATCAATTCGTTTTTATCGTTGTACAATCCAACTGTAGTCGCATAAGGTTTAAAATCCGATCCTGTGATACCGTTTTCGTATTGTCCATTAGATCCAGATATAGTTGCGCTTGGATTTTGAGTATAATTAAAATCATTCTCGTTTACGTGACACCTAACCTCATTTTGATATATAGTAGTCTGAGCTTGAAATGACATCGTGTATGGAGAATAAGCTATTGGCATATAGTAATAAATACTTAAAGATGTTATTTTGATATTACGAGAATACTATTATCTATCGGATAATGATCTTTAACAAGATTTAATACTTCAAAAGATAAAATATCATGTTTAATAATAAGTTGTTCTTTAATATCTTCAAAATTTTTAATAGTTTCAGGAAAAAGATCTTCTATTATATACTTTCCTCCTTTTTTTAATTTATAAAATGAATTTTCGAAAAATGTTAAATTAGCATTAAATTCGTGTAATCCATCATCTACGATAATATCAAATTCTAAATTTATTAAATCACTAATATTCCATAAATTATTAATACTTTGTATATTTGTTTGATCACAGAAATAAGTTTTTATTCTATCATCACTAAATAGAATCCTCTTATCAATATCAGCCCCATATATATTAGAATTAGGAAAAAATTCTTTCCATCCATATAAAGAAGCACCTGGAGTACCATTAGGTCCCATACTTGATGCGACATCTGTGTAATTGGTTCCTAAGCCCAATTCAAATATATTTAGATTATTATTTGAAATGTCATTAAAATAGTCGTAGTATATAGTAGTATAGTTATGGTATGATCCCTTATCACTACCACATTTAGTCATTATATTACAAAGAGATGTCATTGTTTAGAAATTTATAATTTTTATAATTGTGACCAACACCATCATAGTGTTTGCTAGTATATGCAGTTTCATATAATACATTGCTATCTAAATTTATTGTATATTCACTATTATTTTCTAAAAAATTTAGCATAAAGTTAAATTTATCTGTATGATAATTAATATCACTTTCACACCAATTAGATCCTCTAGCATAATGAATTAGTGAATTATCTATAAATTGACAATTGTATATTTTTTTATATGGATATTGGCTACTATTTTTTACAAAAATATAATCAGTTTCTATGTCTATAGTAGCAGTATGATTTAGATAACACGTTTTGTATTTTTCAATAAGATAATAAGTTCCTGATCCTGAATCTCCAACTCCGCTTCTAAAATGAAAATTAGGTATATCTACACTATTTTTAAATATAAAAAATATAGAAGATAAGTAAACATAAGTAATATCGTCATATGTTCTTTGTTGATGTATCCCAGCTACATCTTGTCCTTTCATTAATTCTATAAAACTAAATTTATTGAAAGAGAATACATCGCTATCCATAAAAACAGTAATGTCTTCTTTGCTATCTTTTTCTACATGATTACGAATTGTATAATCTACAGCTTGAGAATGTGACCATGAACAATATTCAGGAATATAAGAAGGTCTATCAAATTCAATACAATTTATATCTAGCAATTGACATTCTTTTCTAATTTTATCTTTTGTCAATTCATCTACACCATTATTTATAATGTTTATTTTAAATTTATCAATGCAATTTTCATTTAATTTTTTAAACTGGATGCTAATAAATTCAGGTTTTATATAATATGTTATGTATATATTAATCATCTGATAATAATTCTTTTTTTAAATGTTCTATGTTTAAATTGGGATCACGAGTATTAAGTATTCCTGCTTTATCGCTAACATTAAATTTATAGTTTTCTAAATATACCACTAAAGAGGGTGGATTATAGTGATAATATTGATTAATGTAGCTTTCATCATTTACTCCTGGTTCATAAGGTATTTTTTGATCTTCTAATTGGTTATTTCTAAGTACTTTACAAACCTCTATTATTTTATCTTTTTTCCCTCCAAATAAACATCCATGATAATACATTTGAGGTAGAGTTGTATCTAAAGGAACGTATGCTTTAGATTGAGGATTTCTATCATATCCTTTTAGTTCTTTCATCCAATCTCTGTTTCCAAAATGTTCAAACCCAACGGTATCTCCTATAAACCACTCTTCTGTAAAATCTTGACTTATGCTAGTATCAGCATCAAAATATATTAGATAATCACTATCACAATTTTCTATAGACAGTATATTACTAAACTTTGAATTAGTTCCTTCTAACCAACTATTATGCTTATTGTAATAATACTTTACATCAATATTTTCTTGTAAATATGGTTCAGGATCGGTGTCTGAGAAAAAATGGAAGGTAATAGGCTTATCTCCTTTATAATGATGGGTGAATTTTTTTATGAATTTGACTCCTAAAACAAAATACGCATTAGTGGCTAAAATAACGATTCCTATTTTTTTCATAACAAACAAGTTTTAGTTTCTACTTCTTTAATTTCTTGATAATATAAGTGACTACAATTATCGTCTTTTGTTCTAAGACTTAAATTATATGGTAAGCTATCTCTATAATTGGCCTTATAAAATTTTCCTCCGCAAGAACAAGTTACTCCTGCGTTATGGTATATTGTAGCTTCTTCCCATCTGTTCGTAGAATCTGTACCCCAACAAAAATCCAGTTCCTTTACTACCATAGTTTCGTGACCTTTTATCCATGCATTCCATAACACAGCCCACATATCCGCACACCATATCTGTAATTCGTGATGATTAGGATCAGCAACTTTCTTTTGAGTGTTTAATTGAGTGATCTCATAAAATAGCTTCTCGCAGTCTCTTTCTACTTTGTCCCAGTAAGTCCAATCTACATTCTTAAGTATGTACTGTGCTCCACCTGAATGATCGTTTAGGAGCTTAGGAATCATCTTGGGCATGTTTACTATTTCGCACATTTTATCGTAAACGTCTTGACCCTTAGACACTATGTAATCGTAGTTAATGTAACTATTGGTATCGCTTAGGTACCATATATCGTCGTCTAGAAACTTAGTAAAGTCTGGTTTTTTAGTGAATATTATATCGCAATCGTGGTAAAATATCGCCTCGTACTGCAATTCTGGATGTTTTCTAAAGTGTTGCTTAATTATGTTCGGTCTGATAGAGGATATGTAACGAATAGGTTTTTCCCTAGTGTCTTCGTAAAAAAAGAACCTAACTGTGTTATAGTGAGTGGCTAGTTTGTTCCACATCTCTATAGTTTCTGGTTTACTAGTATCGTCGTTGGGATTCCAAGCAACTAGAATATCGATATTGTTTGGATTAATTCCGTGCTTAATAAAGTTATTGATCATAACTTCAACTTGCCAAGCATAATACACTAACCTTGGTTGAGCGCACATGTAACGTAAATTTTTCATAACAATTATATATTAAATTCTAATTAATTCTATACTATAGTGTCTCTATTTACAGATATACTAACTGCATTTGTTCCAGAAGTCATTGTATAAGAGTAAGTTCCCGCGCCACCTACACCAGGGCAAACAGAATCTCCAGTTGCTCCACTCATAGCGTATGTCTGACTGGTAGTAAATACTAAACTATCTCCGTTGGAAAGACCATTTATCGAGAATAAGAAATTACACGAACTAGTTCCTATACTTCCTAGTGTTATAGACCCTCCTCCATTTACTGTATATGTAAGTGTAGGAGTTGCATTAGCTCCTACTCCGATATCTCTAGCATATATGTTTATTGTTGTTGGAGTTTCGGTTGTGGTTGTACTAGTCGTACTAGTAGTTGTAGTTGGAGCTATTGTTGTAGTTGTAGTAGTGCTAGTAGTTGGAGCTATTGTCGTAGTAGTCGTAGTACTAGTAGTTGGTGCTATTGTCGTAGTAGTCGTAGTGGTCGTAGGCGCACTCGTTGTTGTTGTACTAGTTGTGCTAGTAGTTGGTGCTATTGTCGTAGTAGTCGTAGTACTAGTCGTCGTAGGAGCTGCTGTAGTTGTAGTACTTGTAGTACTCGTAGTTGTAGTAGTTGGAATCGTAGAAGGAATCATCGCATTGGAGTATTCCTCGTTAGTAATCACTATAACTCCTTGAGAATACAATATGTTCCCAACATGAGTATTTTTAGCAAAGACTCCTTCTGATAAGTGATCTTTAGATGAATATAGCATATTAATTCCGGCTGGAGTAACAGATCCATTTGGTGAAGCTGTTACGCTAGCTGAAATTTGAGTTATTGTGTTATCATACACTTCTATTCCCATAGATCCAGGATTTCCAATATTATAAATTCCTGCATTGTTTCCTATGAATTTTATTTCATGACTGCCTGAAGTTAGATCGACAGGATATATGGTCCAATATCTTAGGTTTGTACCTGGTCCTCCAGGATAAGGTTGATCTAATATTAATACACCATCTATATACATAGAAGAGTAATCATCGCATCCTATTCCTATATAGTATGTTTTTGTAGTAGCAACAGATAGATTAAAAGTTAATACTCCGCTACCTACATATAATTGAGATTCACTAGACCAAAGACCTGTACGATTTAGCCTTCCATCAATAGTATTTTCATTTGGATTTGTCCAAAATGTTCCAGTATAAGATCCACCGATATTTGCTGTTATCCACTCTATATAATTACCAAATCCATGTATATCGTATCCGCTTGAATATAATCTGACTCCGTGATTTGTGAAAGCCGAATAAGACGACTGATTTGATCCTGTTACTCTTACGTCTTTAATGTTTCCGTTTCCATCGTCAATTAACTTGTATGTGCTTCCTGTGATGCATAGACTTTTTCTTGCTATCTGTTGTCCAAAAGCGGTTCTAGGAATTCCTATTACTGTAAGTTCAGCACTAGAGCTCGTAGGAAAATATCGATAATCGTTATCAAAAGTTCCTTCCGCGGCTGTAGATTGATTCGAAGAATTCCAAAAACTAGAACTAAATAATAAAGATCCTGTAAGATACTCTTGATAGTAAAGTTGTTTTACTAGAGCGTAGTTTAAATAATTACTTCCATCTCTACCAAAAGAAGTATTTACTCCTCTATTTACCGTAATACCATTTGCTGTAAACGATGAACTATCGTAAGACGCAGAATATTTTAGTAAAATAGGAGTAGTGGAAACCTCTGAACGTTTTATTGTGTTCTGTCCGCGACTCATTTTTTATTTTAATTACCAATCCAATTTAACTCTAACTAACGCTTCTTTTGTGAAATCTTTTACTAGTGGCTTAGATAATTTAGCTACAGCCAAAAGTTCGTTATTATTGTTGTACATTCCCACAGTTGTAATATAAGTCTGAGGACTGTTTATAAAGTTAGAATAAATCATTTCTCCAGAAGACCCAGAGACAAATGATGGGTTGGTAGAGTAGTTATATCCAGCATTAGGAATCCTAACGAATACGTAATCAGAAGAGATAGTCTCTTGAGAATTAAGTTGAAAGTTTGCGCTCGCAGAAATAGCTTGATATACAGTTTGTAAGTTTGAGATATTAGCAGCCGCAGTATTTGTAGATGATAATGATATTGCTAATCCACCTTGACCTACTGGACATCCTAATGCTTTAGGGTTTAAAACAATCAAGCCAATATCTGGAAGAAAAAGACCATAGCTTCCTGAAGGAGTGTATCCTTTAGCAGGAGCTCCTGAAATTAGTGGACTGCTTTGAGCGCTTCCATTAGAACCTGATACGATATTATACACCCTTCCTCCATCTACAAAAGTTACAGTGCTTACATCATTAGAGTTGTTAGTAAGATTCAAAGTATCTGATCCAACTTTTAGTCCTAGATTAAACGTTCCAAGAAATAAACTTTCTTTGTATCGATTTCTATCTATTTGAATAGCGATCATATCAAGTGATCCGGTATTCCCGGTTCCAAAGTTGAATTTAGTTTCAGCGTCTCCAAATATAATATTTCTAAATTGTCCAAAGTTTATCCTTGTTGGACTTACTCCTGGAATAAGAGAGTTTAGTGGCGCTGATCCTGATCCGTTAATATTGCCGTACGCTATAGAGAATTGAATAGCAGAGTTCGTAAGTCCTACGCTATCGTTATACACGTCTAAGTAATAGGTCTTATCTGCGGTTGATGAAGTAAAAAAAGTAGCGAGTGTTGGAATATTTGTACTCCACGCTGGGGCTGTTACCGAGTCTGAAGATACTACTAGATCTGTTGGTGCTATTGCTGTAAATGACATTTGTAGTTAATATTATTGGTTAACTTTTACTATTTGAACTGGTACTGAAATCCTTGCTCCTGAATCGCGTCCGACTACTACTAATGTTGTGTATAGACTTGTATTAGTACCAAACAATGTATTAATAGTCGTAGCAGTGATATTGATAGTTGTGCCAATAACAGTTTTACTAACGTTAGTTCCTATTGTTGTAGTAGAGTTTAAAGAGGTAGCTTCAGGTGTGTTTATTCCTACTCCGTTAAAAGTAGCCGTAGTTCTTACATCCGCAATTGTAGCAACGTATCCAGAAGCTTCGAAAGTAGATGTAGCTCCAAGATAGTTCAAAGTTTGAGGAGTAATAGATAGTGAAGATCCTTGTTTAAGGACTATGTTAGAATATCCAACGCTAAGTACAGGAATTTTAGCTGTTCCTCTTGGAAGAGTAATAAGCTTGTATTTCATAATCTCTTGATCGTCAGGATACGCTTGAATTATTGGCATAGCTTCGATAGCTTCGCCGTAAAACGCTGATCCTGAAGGATGATTAGGATTGTACAGAGTGTAATCGATTTCGTCGTCTGACAAAGAGAATTGAGTTATTTGAAAAGAACCGTCGTTTCTTGAAAGAAGTTCTCTGCCTTTCTTTGTTAGAATTGCATCTACGACTACAGATGTGCTACTTAAATATGACATGAGTTAATAATTGCGTTGTTTATAAATAAATATCTTTGTTTTTACTTTTTAATCTTTATAGTTGATTAAGGACTAGGTGGTAAAAGATTTTGAGCTCTAAGAGACTTCACAGTGTTACCAGAGTTAGTTTTTACTTCTTCAGAGATATACTGAGGAAACAATAGTCCTTCTTCAACTATACTTGAATCTTTTGGATTGTATCTAAGCATCACGTTAGTTTCATCAGGTACGTGTTTCCATACAATATATCTACAAGCTCTCCAACGAGCTCCAGAAAAACTTTCTGTTGGAACAGTTGATCCAGAACTAAATAGAGCTAAGTTTACAGGGCGATCTAACTCTGAATATATTCTCGATCCTGTCACCCCAGAGCCTGTAAAAATTACGTTTTTAATTGTGTATTCAAAGTTTTCATTCCATCCAAGTCGTGAAGCTGAATCATAAAAAGATATTCTATCGCCGGTATTTAAAGTAAATGGAAGTAATACATTGTCTAAAAGAGAAGCCGTAAAGGCTGGATCAGAAAATGAATCAAATGTTATTCCATTTGAGTAGTAATAAGCCAATTCTGAATTAAATACTACTTGGTTTGATTCGCTTATAAAATATAGACAAGGTTGAGAACTAGTTATAAAAGGTGTATAATACGTTAATGTACTTGATCCACCGCCTGTTCCACCACCACCACCACGAGATATAATGCCTTGAATATATACATATCCCTCGCTTATAGCAGTAGGCCAATATGTAGATGATGCAGCGCTTCCTATTATAGCAGTGCTAGTTCCACCACCACAAGATTTTGCAGTATAAGCACTAATATAAGATACTTGAATATTATTATTAGAAGTTCCATTAAGTACACTTATATATACTACTCTAGCAACGTATGTACCTGTTGAAGGATCTTCTGGTAAAGTTATAGAAGCCTCTACATTTACATTATACGGTACATTTCCATTATTGTAAGTGGCTTTAAGATATATATCAAATTGACTAGTATCACACGGTTCCGTAGGAGTCTCAGTTACAATCCAACTCATGGTCCAGTTAGCAGGTAATAATACAGCATCTGATGGAGTAGACCCTCCACCAGCAGTTATAGTAATTTCAATGGGACTAGTTAAATTATATGTCTGAGTTACGGCAGATCCGCTAATGTTATGTAATATGGGAAGGTATCTAAATCCTCCTTCAAATATTTGAAGTGTTGGATTATTTGCTAATTGCTGAGAATATGGATTCTTTTCATCATACTTAAACAATGATACGTCTACGTTTTCTCCAGATTTATATACATTTTGAACTTCAAATATATTTGTATTAACTTTAGTTAGATCTAGTACGTTTTGATTATTATCAATTAAGTATTTTATTTGAGCATTAGATCTATTTGGAAAAAATAGAGAAGAACTGTATATGTCTACTAAATAAGCATATTGATATTTTATCTTATCAATAGCAGCAGTTTTGCCATATGACATATCACCAACAGTATAAGTGTTATACTTAGCACTAATTGTGTTAGATCCGTAGTATCTAGGATCTGTAAAGTGTCTAGTAGCATAGTTATAATCTTGAACGTACGCGTAAGGACTGTTTGGATTAGTGTACGTATTATAGTTATTGCTTATTGAATTGCTTATAGATTGCGTAACTATTCCAAAGTTGGTTGGAACTAATTGATTAAAATTGTAGTCTAGATCAAAAAATCTATTAGACCTAACTGATTGACTAACGTTTTGGAATAAAGCGCTTGGGGTAACCGAAACTAATCCCACAGAAGCGTTATTAGAGTTCTCTGCTTGACTTAGAGCATCTCCATTAGTAACTACTATCTCTGTTCCTCCAAACTGACCTGTAAGCTTCTCTACGTTTTGAGAGCTGCTTATAGGAACTAGACCAACAGGAGTAATTTCAACCGCGTTCCAATTAGTGTTAGATCCAGAAAATATGTTTCCAGGCTCAGCACTAAGAGTCAACATGTCTATTGATTGAGACATTTGATCGATGCTTGCGCTTGGTTCGTGTCTAGCGTACTTGTTTCTTTCTAAGATGTGACTTTTAACTATGATACCAGTAGATAAGTTTGCTCTAGCTGGAACGAAGTCTTTTATAGTCTTAAACAGAGAATTGTTAAAGTACTTAATCAATCTTATGTACTCCCAAACACTGTGAGGTTGTGTATACGCTGAAAAGTAAGAATTACTTGCGCTAACTAATGGAGTATAAGATGAAGAGTACTGATCTTTTGGATTTCCTATAAGTTGATCTATATCAAAATATCCTAGAGAAGAAGTAATGTTATCGTTTAGTACGTCTGCTATAGAGAAACCAACTTCTATATTTGTGGAGTTTCTTCTTGAATTATTGTTGTAATACTGTAAAGTTGAATAAGGAGAAAGTACGCTAGAAGATATATGAAGGCTAGAAGTAATTGCGGTTACTTTATTATTGTTTATTGAATCTACCCCATCTATTAGACTTCTATCGTATCCACCGAATTCATTTACAGTAAGTATGTTTTCTGGAATCCCATAAATAGAAATCAATGCTTTTATAGATCTTTGAGTTCCTCTTGACTTTAGTAAGTAAGGTAAGTTATGATAGATCCTTTTGTATATCTCTTGCTGTAAAACTTTAGACCCTTGTGTTATTAAACTTGAGGTAACGTAGGTATCAATTTTTTCTGATCCTGTTGGAGGAAGTAAAGATCCATCATAGTTATATCCAAACAAATCATAATATACATTATCAGAAACATTTGTATTTGTATAGAGCTCCATTCCCATGCCTTTAAGAGCATCAGATACCATATCTATAGAGATACCAGTATTTGGATCATTAGTCGCATTAAATCTATTCGTTACATCTTTGTAATAAACCCAAATATTATCAAAGTGTTGACCCATCATATCAACAAAAGTCACATATGGTTGATTATTTGCATCATCGTATATATACTGAGGCATAGTTCCCCTAAGTATATCTTTATTAGTATCATCGTATAAAGACGCAGAGTATAGTAATGATGAAGTATATTGACTTGGTATTGTAGTTTCACTACCTAACCAATTTAAAGCAAGAGAAGAAGTAACAGAAACATTTTGATAAGGCTTTACTTTATTGTATTTAGGCCATGCAAAAGATTCAGATGAATAATATAAATAGTATTCATAGATGTCAAAATTTTCTACTATATTAGATACAGAAGTTTGTAATGTGGTTATCGTATTTGACTTAACTGTAGCGTTACCAACTATAGCTGATTGACTTATGATCTGACTATTATAGTTTTCAATCAGACTCATTTTATATACAAAATTGTTTACTCTTTCAGTTGCACTGGAGAAATGAACAAAGTTGCTAAAATCTGTAAAATCTAAGTTAATGCTTATCGCTTTATCTTGATAGTAACTAGCTAACTGTCTAAAAGAAGAAGTGACTGGACTTGCTAATAAAGACGCATAAGTATAATAAGGAGTAGTTTGCGTATTTTTCTCTCCTATCCTTACATTAAAGTTTGGTCCTCTTAGTGAGTTCTGGGTTGATGATACCTCTGCTTGAATTTGTATTTCTACATCGTAGCTAACAGACTCTGATATGTCATCGTATATCCAGAGCTGCGTCTTCACATCATAATCAAATGGAAGAGGTTCATAAAGCTTAACTACTAAATACGTGCCAGTGTCGTCTGTAACAGTTGTGGCATTTATTGCAATAAGCTGATCATTATTACCAAAGTTTAGATAAAAATCTGGGTAATAGTTTTTTAAACTTATATAAGCTTGGTACTGATTAAATCCATTTATAATATCTAAATTTGATATTGTCTGTGAACTTAATTTTAATTCTGTTCTTGATGGAGATATTTCTTTTATCCAAAACCTTCTTAAGTCAGAAGAATTAAATAAATTTTTATGAAACTCGTATTGTATATTAAAAGATCCTCTATCAAATCCCAAAGTTTTTGCATCAGCTACCGGATCTATAAGTATTTTATCAAACTTTCCTGTAACAGGATCTATAATTTGATAAGGAGTATAGCCTCTATAATCGTAAACTGAGGTTAGAAGATTTTCATTTACATCGTATACAAATAATTCTACTCGATCATTAGGATCTCCAAAAGACATATTTATGTAATTCGAAGAAACTAAACTCTCATCTCTTAGAGTGTAATTTTGTAAAGTCTTTCCTTGTCCAGAATATATTACGTTAACTATTTCCACGTTATATTAAATTATTTATAGTTGTGAAAGTCTGATTCAAATCTAATAATTGTTGTCTAAGAGCATTAATCTCTTCTATAAGAGCTTGCTTTTCTATATCTATCACTGATCCACCAATGTATTGTTGACTTTGTTGAACAAGGTATGTATGTGAATTTATATCTCCATCTACAGGTATATCATAAAACAATTGATCGTAATAATCAAAGAATTGTGATACTGTTATTCCTGTATCTGGAACATTTATTACAGGAGTTACTAGTTCACTAAAACTATTATCTATTGCACTTTCGTACTCACGAGCATTATATATTTTTTTTACTAGAGATACTTGATTTGCCATTATCTAGTTATTTTAAAAATACAATCATTATCGACATCTATAGTTTCTCCTGTAGGTAAAGTAGTCTTTACTAATAGTTTGTAGTACCTTTCTGGTTCTAAACCATTTAGATAAAGATTTGCAAAACTTCCGTTTTGATCATAACTAACTTTAGTAAAGTTGGTATCAAAATCAACTACCATATCTGTAGTTTTTAGATCTTGTATAGCCCAATAAGTAGATTGTGGAAGTCTTTTATTTGTCGTATACAAAGAAGAAGTTGTAAATACTCTAGTTGGATATTTGTCTCTAGCATTTATCCTAAACTTGACCTTCTCTGTTTGTATTTTATAAAGGCCTTGATTATTTCCTATAGTAACTACAAAATCAGAATTGGATATCTCAGATAAACTTCCAGTATATGAGCTATCATCCCATTTCATTTCTAAAGTAGGAGGATATATAGTGTGAGTATCTACGCTAAAGAAGCTAAGTCCTATATAGCTATCAGGATTATTTTCTATAGATGAAGTTAGTTTTAGTAAAATTCCATTATTATTAGAACCACTAAACCATGAATTTACTATTTCAGTAACATCTACATTAATATCTTTTGAAGAATTATTATCAAATGACTGAGATCCGTAATAAGATCCTGTCCATGATCCTCCTCCAGGAGTCATAAAATACTGATTAGGGACAGAAGCCCAAGATGAAGCAGAGGTATAATAAGATGAAGTGCTATACCAGCAAACTCCATTTCTTGTTTCTGGAGAATCTTGAAAATGACCAGTTCCCATATCCCAAGATTGAGATATTTGTCTAGCTTCTATTAAATAATCTGTAGATAAATTATCTGCAGTGGCTAAGTATAATTTTAATCCTGTTTTCCAAGATCCAGTAACAAAAGATTTTATTTTTATTAAATCATCATTACTAAATTTTATAAGAGATCTTCTAAGATCATCATATAAAAGTGGAGAAGTAGGAACAGACTCAACTAAAGAATTAGCTGGATTGTCATTATTTTTTGTAGCAATTTCTAATATAGAATCAAGACCAGTGTTTTGAGCTGGATACTTTGAGTATATTGTTGCATCTGACGAAGGGAATATTTTATATACTGCCATTTTCTTTTTATTACATTGTTACTACTCTACCTTGAATATCTGAATTTGGATATTTAACTTCGAATATGCTTGGATCTAAAGACGGATATATAACGTTGTTTAATACAGCTCCAGGTATATCATAGCTAAATTCAGAGTATCCATTAGAAACTCCTGTTTTATTTACTATTTCTACCTTTTTAACTGTTTGAACTCCTACAACTTGATCAAGCAAAGTATAAACATCTGATAGTTGTAAAGGTTCGTTGATTTGCCAGTTATCTATATTAAAATAATCTTGTAGTTGAATTAAACATCTAGAGATAACATCTTGACTAGTATAATTTGGTCTTACAGTTATATCAAAATTACAACCTATATTAATTATGTATGCAGGTTTTATATTAACCGCATCAGTCATCATCCTATATTCAGAGATGTAAGTTTGTAAATTTTGAGTAAGCGCAGATGAAGGTACAGCTAGATTTCCATTACTATTAAGACCTAAAACATACATACTAACTAAGATTTGATCTTTTTGATTAGGATCATCATTATTGTAGTTTGTAAAAGTTCCATCGTCTTTTGTGATAAACGCCTTAGCTATTTTTCCAAATTTAGCAGGCATACTTAATGCTCTTGCTAAATAGTCTTCTTGTGTAACTGCTCTTAATTGACTTGAGAACTCTACTGCTATATTCTGTCTTAATTCTTCTACTGTATCTCCATCACCTCCGCCAGAGGCAGGGTTAGGATTATTAGTCACTACTGTAGTAGTATCACCAGATCCGGCACTAATTGAAGTAGGAATTGTTAATTGATTAGAAAGAACATTATATTCTGATCCTCCGCCTGCTAAATAAGATATAGTAAGAGTAGTATTTTGAGGAGCTAATCCATAAGTCTGTGTAGTTACAAAGTTAGTTGGATCAAATGCGGTATTTAATAGAGTCAATCCAGTAGTGAGTCCCACACCAACACTGTTAGGATTTGGAATGACTGCTGAATCGGCTACTGAATTTATTCCTGGTCCAAACTCTAAAACTAGCGTATTATCAGTTTTAAATCTTGTAGTAAATCTTCTAGGAACATTAACCTTTTGTAACATATATGGTACTTGATTAGCATATTGATACAAAGAAGGATAGTTCAATGCTGTATTTTCTACAGGATTAAGTATGTAATCTTGAGCCAAATAAGGAACTTCATACCATACATTATTACTAGAATCTACTACTTTAAGAACTGATATGATGTCACTGTCTTGTACAGTAATTGTAGAATATCTTTGCGCGTTTCCAAAAGTAGAAGTAGTAGTTTTAACTTGACCAGATAAAGCTTGAGTACCTTTCTTTAAAAGATAGCTTGTAGGATTTCCAGATCCATCTATAGTGTATACACTAACATCAGTTGGATCCATTGAAGAAGATATTGTAAAGTCTACTTTATTAGGAACATAAAAAGAAACATTGTTATTTATGTTCGATTTTACTTGCATTCCAGGTTGAATTGTAATAGCTGAAGACCAATCTGGATAAGTATTTGGAGTGCTACCTAGAGCGTTAACTCTCATGTAAACATCTAGATCTACTATAGCAGCAGATACAACTTTAGGTCTATAACCAAGCATATATGCCATGGTATACAAGTTATTCTTTTGCTTAGCATACTGCAAGA